GTTGTAGTGTCTCCTTGAATATTATTGGTTCCTGATCCGTCTCCTCCGTAACCATCTGCATCGGTATTTCCTGCTTCACCGGCACCGCCGCCTCCACCGCCTAAACCGTAACTACCTGCAACAACACCAGCACCACCATCATTTCCTTGTCCTGCTGGAGATGCCTCTCCTGGGGTATTACTATAAGCATTACCGTCAATCTCCCAGCCACCGCCGCCTGAACCACCATCAGTTGCATTTCCATTATTGTCTCCGTAACCTGAACCTCCTCCGCCACCACCTGCTGAAGTGATGCTAGAAAAAACAGAGTTACTACCTGTTCCTCCAGGTGTACTTTTAGTATTTGTTCCTGATCCAGCACCACCTACAGTGATGGAATAATCTTGAGCTGAAACAGATAAACTTGCCGCTGTACGATAACCGCCAGCTCCTCCGCCGCCACCAGCGTTTTGACGATAACCACCGCCTCCGCCACCGGCTATAACTAAATATTCAACGGTATTGGAACCGGCTGCATTGCCTACGGAATTGACAGTAAATGTCCCATTCGAATTAAAGGTATGAATTTTGTAATCACCGCTTGTGGTCTCGGTTCCACCAGAAGCAGCAATAAAACTAGCGTCAACGGCTCCATAATAATTTGATAAGGCAACTGTTCCGGATGTAGGTATACTATTATTTGCACTAACATTAGGAACTTCATCTCCTCCACGATAGTATTCACTTAAAGCGTGAGGAGTTGATCCCCCAAATTCATCCACGATATCTTGTATAGATACTGCTCCACTTGAAGGGACTGCCATCTTAACCTTCCCTTATCTTATCTAATTGACCCTGTAAATCCTTAATAGCTTCAATTAAAACACCTACCATATTACCATATGCCACAGCTAAATATTCTTGAGAAGAAGAAACTACTTCAGGAAGAATGTCTTGAATCTCTTGTGCTATTACACCTGTGCCTGCCACTCCATCTCTTTTAAAGGTAACACCTCTCATTTTCAAAACTTTATCTAAACCATTTTCAATTGTTTTAATATCGCTCTTTAATCTTTCATCTGAAAAAGCAACAACATCATTATTAAAAGTTGCTTTACCTGCATCGGACATATCTAAAGTTAACGCTGTTATAGCTGCTCCACCATCATCACCTTTAAATATAATGTCTTTGTCTTGAACGCTTGATGTAATTACTGCGTCACTTGAACTATTACTAATATCAAGAATTGAAGTTCCGCCAGATTTAAAAGTTAAGTTATTTCCACCTGCATCAAGATTAATATCAGCCGCCGCATCTACCGTTAGATTATTGGCAGATATTGTCAAATCAGTGCCATCACCTTCAATTTTTTCTGAAGCACCACCAAATACTATTCCAACATCATTTGGAATATGTACATCTGATGTCGCCGTCAAGTTAATCTTAGCGCCGGACGTAATTGTTAAATCCGTGTTATCACCTTCAATCTTTTCACCCGTGCCAAACGTAATTCCAACGTCCGCTGGAATGACAACGTCTGATGTTGCCGTTAAGTTGATCTTGGCACCTGAAGCAATTGTTAAATCTGTTCCATCAGAAGAAATATTTTCACCACCTGCCGCATCATATAAATATAATTTTGCTGCACCTCCTAAGACTAAATCATCTGTTGATGCGTCCCATAACATAAAAGCACTGGCCGTATCACCAAAAAATTTTACATCATGTCCTGCGTCATCGACACCAACTGTTAGTGTTCCAATTTGAACAACGCCATCTGCTGATTCATCCCACAGCCAATAGCTACCGGACGTAGCGCCAAAGTACTTGACATCATGTCCTGTGTCGTTGACACCAACGGTTATTGTACCAATGCAGGTTAACGCAGAGCCCGTGAACGTTAAATTAGCCTCCGCATCCAGTTCCGTAGTTGTAGAACCTACAGTAACTAATTCACTTTGCGTTGCATTGTTAAGTGCCGTTACAGCTCCACTTACAGCTTCAAAAACTATTTCCTGTCCTGCACCGGCTGATGTAAGAACCTGTCCATCGGTTCCTAAGCCACCAACAAGTCCTGATCCTCTTATATTAAGGCGGCTACCTACAATTCCACTCATAAATTTCCTCCTATAGTGTCTGTTCTAAATAGCTGACTACAACATCAACATCCGCTGATGAAGCAGTTATAAAACCTAGCATATCTGTGCCCTCTAACACTATTCTGTCATTGTGCACGAAAGTCGCATTTGCCGCTAATGCCTGTGTTTTATAAATATAATGGTCTGTACCACCATCATTATCATCAACATATAGGTCAAATGTTTCCGCATTACCTGCCGTTTCACAAATTGAAATTGATAGAACCGTGTAAGTTTTTCCACTCGCACCATCTATCAGTTTAACTTCTGAATTTGAACAGGTAGGTTTTAATGCTACTTTTAATACTTCACTTGCCATATTTCCTCCTTAAAATCCTAGTACCATTGCTTTTCCTGTACTTGAAAAAGTATGGTTCATACTAGAATCCAAGTTTACAGTATTTCCGGAAATGGTTAAGTCAGAGCCATCCCCTTCAATTTTTTCTTCGTCATTACCGAATGTCATTCCTACGTTTGCTGGAACATTAATATCGGTTGTAGCCGTTAAGTTAATATCATTTCCAGAATTAAATGTAAAGTCTGTTCCATCGGATTCGATTTTTTCAGCCGAATCTGTAAAATGAAGCCCTACATTTGTGGGAATTACAATATCAGTTGTCGCTGTTAAATTCAATAAATTACCTGATGCTATAGTAAGGTCAGTCCCATCAGAAGAAATATTTTCACCGCCACCGGCATCATATAAATATAATTTAGCCGCACCTGCTAATACAAGGTCATCTGTTGATGTATCCCATAACATATAGGCACTGGCAGTATTACCAAAAAACTTAACATCATGCCCTGCATCATCAACTCCAACTGTAAGAGTTCCTATTTGTACAACTCCGTCTGCTGATTCATCCCATAACCAATAGCTACCAGAAGTAGCGCCAAAGAATTTTACATCGTGTCCTGTGTCATTAACTCCAACATTTACAACATCGGTGAATTTGAATAAATCCTCATCCTCCATCCATGTAAGAACACCGTCGGAATTCTCGCCATTGAATGTTATTGTATAATCAACTCCCGAAGCTCCTGCTCCAATGATTAAGTTATTATTTGTATCGAGGCTAACAGTTTTTCCTGCCGGCAAGGTAACAAAAACATCCTTTGTCCCAGCACTAAAATCAACAGCAGAATCACTATTTGAACTAGTGAGTACAGTTGTTCTTGCCAATGTGTCCGTAGACGCATCAGTAACAGTCCCAAGACCAACTTCCCATTCCGCTTCATCACGGTTAACAATGGCATAATACGTTGTATTTCCATCACCTACACCCGCAACAAAAGTTTGAAATCCCGAAACTGCTCCGCTTAAATTAAGCGTACCCGTTCCAGTTGTTGTCGACGTTTCCTTTACTCTATCGTCTAAGTTTAGAGCCATGTATTATCTCCTACGCCAATCTTAGAATAGCGTTACTTGAATCTGCAGCCGGAAATTGAATTGTAAACGTTCCGCTTGTTGATGTCTTGTCACCGCCAAAGTCCAATACGCATACTGCCTTGTTGGATTCACTGCTGTTATAGATCAGTGCTCCTCTTGCCGTGATTGTCGCTGACGTGAATGATATGTCAGAAAAATCAGTAAGAGCAGTCGTTCCACTTGTTGTTGGCGTTACATTTGTCAAATTTCCTCCTCCAGCCGTATAAGTTCCTGAATTAGAAACTTCATTCGTAGCGGAATAGGCAGTCGTTGAAGCGCCTAAAGTAGCTGAACTTGTATACAATGCAAGTTTAAACGTATCTCCTGTTGTGGCTGTGAAGTCATGCGTTTCAACAAGAATTTCCTGTTTAAAGCTTGTACAGACAGCTTGAGTTATTGCCATGTCTTATCCTCCTATGGATTTCTGTTGTGTTTGCATGCCTGGTATCTTTAATTCACCATGCATATACTCATCTCTTCGGTGCCTTCCCTGTTGTTCGATCACCAATTCCTGAATGGCACGTTGATATGATTGTTCGTATAGTTGCAGCATTTCCGCTGGTCCCTTCAAGAATTTGAAGGCTTCTGCAAGACTTCCGTAAAGCAATGCCGATGGGGCATTGTTTCCCAACCATGAGGTTGTGTTGGAACTGGACAGTCTTGTTGGTAGTCTGGTAATTCCTACTTCCACATTATACGCTGCATCTGGCGTTGGTGCAAGATAAATTGAGTTTTCATCCCACCAGGACCAGTATTTTGGTGTACTGGTAGATGTCCTAACTGGCCAGTATTCATTCATGAAACTAATGTCGCGTTGCTCCAGGAATGTCCTTGTTGCCGTTCCCGAGGCAGGCCAAATGTGAACTGTTCTGATTGTAGCCAAGGATGTTGGATCTGGGCTCGATCCTCCTGGCAAGGATAAAAAAGGACTATCAGACGTTAAAGTTGCATATTGGTGTGATTTGAATGCATCCAGATCTGCTTCCCTTAATATTCTGTTCTCTGTATGTTCTATAAAATCGTCCGTTATTGTGGATGTCAGCACATCAGTGCTTGTTTCCGTATATCCTAAAATCTGTGTTGTTAATTCCGCGTATGTTGTCATTATGCACTCAATGTTGCCGGTCCGGAAGAAGCATAGCCTCCCCCTCCACTGCCTGTTGTTCCTGCAGCTGTTGAAACTGTAAAGGTATAAAAGTCATCATCCGTTTTTGTAATGCTATATCCATCAGAATCTTCCAATTCATCTACATCAGCCCCGAATATATGGCCACTAACATCTCTGAACCTTACAGTATCACTGCTTGACCGTCCATGGTCAGGTTCAAAAACTGATATTGTTGCACTGCTCGCTGTAAACCTGAAAGGGTTTAGAGG